GTGTAGTGTTTATTTGTTATGAACATGGGGTCTATCAATAATATCTTCCAGAGTGATGGGTAACTGTAGCGAACGAGACTGACGAACATATTCATGGTGGCAGAGTTGTAAGCTCCGCTATAGATGGCCATAACTCTCTTGGGTTTCGGCATGATGTCCTGGGAGCACATGAACGCATTTACGAACAAACATTTCCGACTTCCCGGGGTCAAGTCCTTGAACGGGATCTCGCCGCTTATGACGTAGGATCCCATGACCTTATGTTTAGCATAGGCGGTCGTATCCACATCCGGTCTAATTGTTATGACACCGTTCATCCCCGGTCGGTGTTCCCCGACGCGGTTAGGTGCTGTCTCGTTCTTGATGACTATATGCTCGCCATTTCCAATGATCTCCTCCACTTGGCCTGGTTTGGGTTTCGGAGCTATGTGTATCCCAGTCGTGACTGATGCTATATGTCTCAGTGCCGACTCCAATATGCTTGCGCGGTTCCCTTCGGACCTATGCTGGGCCCATACATCCCTGAGGGTCTCGAGGGTTGTGAGTGTGCGGTCCCACGCTGCTGCAAGGTCTGCTGTGAAATTGGTGATGTCAAGCTCTGGAACCTCTGACATTATATACGCCTCGATCCACCCATCTGTGTTCTCATTTGGGAATGCGCCGCCTGTTAATTGGGCGGTGCATGCCCACCAGTTGAGGCCTAGTGCCTTCAATTCGTGCAGGGTCTCTGGTAAGAACATGTCGCACCCAGTCAGCAATCCGTAGGTGCGGGTGACTGCGCGTGAGTAGTCACTCAGTACTGGTGTGTGGGGGTCATTGATCAGGAGGCTCTGGCATTTCTGGACTAGTCTCGTTCCTTTCCTATCCGTGTGGGTAGAGTATGTGAGCTTTGAGGCCGTTCGCAAGAAGCTGCAACAGCTGTCTGGACTTCCATTCCATACCAACGGGCTATACACGCGTGATAGAAACTTCACATACGTTTCGGAATCTGACGCATTGAATGTCTGTGCTGAGTGCATCTGAGCATCAAGACTCATCCCAAGTTCGGCCGCCACGCGCTTGTACACATCGATATTCTCAACTGGGGTGACTCCATCATCACCCCCGTAGATGCCGAGCAGACGCATGGCTTCTTCATGGGTCTTACCATTCTCTCTATGATGGCAGTAAGCAAGGAATGCATTAAAGAACGACCCTATTATGGAGGTGTTTGGATCCCCTGATAACAGTGAGAATCCGGACAGGTACTTGAAGAAGAATCCCAAACATGATTTGGTACCTTCATGTTTGGCCGTCACCTCAACGTTCATCCTGCGTTCAAGCAGCCTATTGACTTCCTCCATATCAGAACTATTGTAGCACTCTCGGTAGAGCTCCATGACGATCCATCGGACAAATGCATTCACTGTGCCATCAAACCGGTTGTAATCCGTCATCGCAACCCCAATGCCAATACTACTGCAGAACCTGCATATTTCTGCGACTCGGTTAGCAACACTTGCACATGATTGCCCGAAGGCATACCACGGCTGCTTCTTGAACACTTCAGCCAACGCGTATGTGTATCGTGCTAGTTGGCACTTGTCGTAGATTGTCTCCGTGACGATCGCACGGCTGTCACTGGTCTGCAATATGGCTCCATGCTCTTTCTTTGGGAACATTGATGATTGGCCTAGGTTCCTTAATGGCATTGACGCTGCTTCAGCCTGTTGCTGTCGTTGGGATGGCTTGTCCTGATGTTCTGCGACGTACTCCTCATCCACCGGGGTCAGTGGGAATGACATACCTTCTCGTTCAGCATGCATTTTGATCGCGCCTATGAACTCCGCGGCATATGCATAGTACTTCTCGTCGACATTTGTGGTTGCATTCATACTTGCCTCCTGGGGTCTCCTCATTCTCCATTCTACCGATTGTAGCGCATTCTGGAGGGTGACTGCTGGAAACGAGCCCCCGAAGATCAGAGGTGTTGCAAGGGTAGATGCACCATGGCTGAAGCCATCAGTCATGCCACGTCCATTGCTGTCAATTGATGCAACCTGGGGTGGGACGACGAGATCACGGATCTTGACCTCTTCCTTCGCTGGCCCACCGTTCAATGGGTACTGATCAGCTCCCGTTATTAACACCTGTTGCTCGCTTGGACCACTCACACTCTCCTGTTCATCTGCAGCTTTTGAGGGGCCTGCAGACTCATTGCCTCTTAGCGTACTGCGGTCGACTACATCATGGTCGCACGGTCTATCTTGGGCCTTCCTGGCATTTGTGACTGGTGTTTCCTGAGCCTCACGGTCACCTCCAATGAGCGTTGCATATCTAGTGGACTGACACTCTGGCATCCTGTTGAGATCACACAGACGGATTGTGTTCCAAAGTTGGCTTGCTATGACATCCTTCTGGTCCTCATACTCCAACTGATTGAGTGCCTGTGTTATGGCCGGCCTAGAGATGGCTGGTATAGCAGTGTTTAGACTCCTCGCGAGCACTTCCGACACCACGGTGTCCCACGTTGTTGTGTCAATCGACCAACATTGGGTTGAACCTACTGTGGAGTGATGTGTGGTAATTCGGCCTCTCAACACTATGGCTCTACCACTAACGGGGCGCATCCTAGTCAACTGATAGTCAGCGTCCTCGATGGTCTGTGAGATAGGGTACAATAGAACTATGACTCGAGGAGAGATTGGGCCAACCCTCCATTTGAGGACCTTATAGTGTGTCGTGACGCCATCAGCGTTCACCCGTACTTTATCATCAGGGTAATCCCAGAGTCGATGTTTCCAAGATTCAGCACCAGGGACTCCTCCTACCAGGTTACCTTCAAGATCGAAACTATATGTAAGTTCTCCATCATTGTAGCATGGGAGAACTGGTTCGAACGTGAAGAGGACGACTGGTTGTGCAAGAGTCAGCACCTTGTTCATGTCGACGTGGTAATCGCGGTCGATCATGACTATGGCGTGGTCATCTCGGATACTGTCTGAGTACTGTCCTTCCAGATATGGGTCGTTGAATTCGGAGCCCATGCCGTAAGTGTAGGTTGACCCTTCAACCATCGGGCGCTCTTTGATGCGCCGGCTCATGAGATGGTAGTAGGGACGGGTACCTAGCCTTTGGCATATATACTCGATCTGTTCAACTGCTACGTTCCTCGTAGCTGAGGTGGACGGGTGGGACATGGATCGACGGTCATTGGATTGTATCCTGCGCAAGTCACGGGCTGCTCCACCGAGCATGGCGGTTGGTGGGCGCCTATCAAGTCTATAGGCGCTGAGACAGCTATATATCAGTGCACGGGTTCTAGCATTGTTCCTTGGGCTAGAGACGGCTAACGGCTTCATGAGGAACGTGAAGAGCAGGGCATAAGCCGTTAGGCATAGGAGGGAGGGGGTTAGGGCGTTCCACAATGAAAGCGAACCGGACATGATTAGATTGAAAACAGCCTTAGCTATCGCCCCTGCAATTATGACCGCTCGCACCGATTTTGG